TCCATAGCCGCCACCACCACCGCCCCACAGTTCTACAAAATAGGCAAAATCATCGTCTTCCTTCGTGAACGTACCCGACGCTGTGAACACCTCTTTGACGACATCGCCCGCAAGAGCCGCGATGGCCTGCGCAGTCCGAAGCGGGGTCATGGGCCGCGAAGCATTGACGCCTCCAATGGCATCAGACTCCGAAGCCCAATTGACGGTCAAGCCGCCCGCAAAGGAAAACGTGAACGCCTCCGGGCCATCGAGCGCCCCCGAGATGCTGTCGATATAATCGCTGAGCTCGTAGAACGCCCCTTGCGCATTGACGTTCTCGTATATCCCGTAATTCGGGATCGTGATGTTGATCGCCTCGACGCCGCCCTGCTGAAGCGCGGCCAATTGGTCTTCGGCGAGATCGAGCTGTTCGTTGTAATCCCCGATCCGCTGCCCGATCTGGTCGAGTTGATCGGAGACGGCGTTCTCGATGATGGCTTCGGCCATCGCTGTGCCGGCTTCCTGCGCGGCCGCATAACCCGCCGCAACGACTGCCTCGATGTCGTCCAGCCGCAAGGCCACATCGCCGAACGCAGCATTCCAGACCGCCGGCGACAAGGTGAAGTTGACGGTAACTTGATAGCCGTCAGATCGGTTCGGCAGAAGCGATGACATCGGGTCCATACTCCGAGACGAGGCGGTTCAAGAGCGAGCCCACCGCGCGATGCTCGTCGCGCGGCAGGTATTTCAGACGGCCGGCATAGGCCGGGTAGGCGACGCGCATTCGATAGGTCTGCCCGTCGCTATAGGGCTCAGTGCTTTCAGCCATGGCGTGATCCTCAGAAGGCGTTGAGTTGGATGTCCTGGACGAACGGCACGTTGATCTGGCTGTTCGTGTGGCCGTCCACCTTGAGACGGCAGGCCGATGCCGCGGCCCCCAGTGTGAAGTTGGCAACGAAGGTCGACCGCGACGGTTTTTCAGGATCGACCGTCTCGCTCACGGATGTTGCCGCCACCACGCTCCCGTCAATGATGAGAGAAGGTGTGAAGTCGTGGTTGATCGCCTGATAGGCGTCGACATTCATCACGATCTGCAGCTCGTCGGTGGCAAAGCCGAAGTCGAGTTCCTGGCTGACCGCCTCCATGTTGTGCTTCATGCGCCCGGTGATCGAGAGCGCATTCGTGTCGAGGATGATCGACGGCGCGACATCCTCCGTCCCGACGAAGACGGCCCGCAGCTGAACATTTGCCGGCAGATTGGCGAGAGGGTTATCCTCCCGCTCGTCCATCGGCACCCATTCGCTCTGGCCCTCCGCCTTCACTTCCCAGACGAGCCGCGTGAAGTCCGGCTCCCAGCCCTGGTAGACCATGCGCAGTTCCGACATGCCGCCGGTAAGCTGCAGGTTCTCGAACGGCACGACCGTGCGCGACGCTTCGAAGCGCGCCGCATTGAGCCGGAACGATATGTCTTCGCGGATGTCGCCCTGCGACCAGATGCCATCGGACGACACGAACATCGTTCCGCCGGGGAAGGCATTCTCGCCGGTAGCTGCAAGCTGGTGGTTGCCGGTCGTTACCGTGAAGAAGCCGTAACGCTTGCCCTGCTCAAGCAGCGTTGGAGGGATAGCGAACTTGTTCCACGCATTGACCTGAAGGTCGCCTTGCGGCTTGTTCACCTTGGCGATGACGGACGAATAATCCGGCGCGCCAGATGGCGTGATCTCGCAGATGCAGAGCAGCACGTCACCTTCCGACCCGACGCGGGTGAAGTAGAGCTCAAGCGACGTTGCAACCATGATCTGGCTGCAGACGAATGTCTGGCCGTAGACAGCGCCCGACAGGCCGAACTGCTCGGTGTGATAGGTCGTATAGGTCGACGTGAACGTGTCGCGAATGACACGCTGCGCAGCAAACTGGCTATGGCCGTTCTGCGCCGTCGCCGTCTGGTTCCAGGGATTGTCGGTCTTGCCTTTGGAGACAAACTCCTGGCCTCCGACTGCAAAGATTTCACCGGCCTTCCGACCACCGATGGATTGCCAGCCAACCGTGTTCTCGCACACATTGATCGTTTCGCCATAGCGGATCGATGTATGGGTCGTCTGGTGCTGCGTCGCCGTGGTGATCGTGTGGACGGTGTTCGCGATGTCCTTGCGCAGACTGCCAAGCTTGTTCTCGATGCGGCGGCGCTCGGTGTAAGCCGGAAGCACCAGCGTATTGTCGTAGATGTCGATGTCGCTTGACGCCGGGTTCAAGAGCCGAAGCTGCGTCTCGCGTTGGTTCTCGTACGGAAAGCGGATGCCCTCCAGAACCCGCATGTCCGCGCCGACATAGGCGAAATCCCAGAAGTCTCGCAGGAGGCCCTGATCGAAATAGTAGTTTCGTGCTTCCTCGGGAAAGTTAAGCAATTGCCGCGTGATCGAGACATCGCGCGTGATCTGCCGAAAGATGCGTGGATCGGGGATCAGCTTGAACTTGGCCGCAAGGTTAGCCATGTCAGTCTGGATGGTTGCCGTCGTCTCGACCACAACCTCGATCGCCTGCTCGACAGCCGTCAGTCGGCCATCGAGCTCATAGACGGTTTTCACGCGTGCGCCGGAATTGGAAACGATTTCGGCGATGCCCGAGGTCGTCAGCCTGACGAACGCGACACAGCAATCGTTCTCGGCAACGGTCGGGCGCAGAGCTGGCGGCGGTGCGATCGGCCCCGTCTGCACCACGACGCTCATGTCGAGCGAGTGATACTTCGGCGTCGACTGGTTGACCGGGACGCTTTCGGTGAGCGGCTCTTCGGATGTTTCGAAGGCTCGCGTCGCGTTGCTGGTCACGGCCGAACCGCGCAGGATGAGGGCAACCCACCGCTCGTCGCCGGACACCGGCGGCTTATAAGACTGGAGGTTGACCTCGATCGGCGCTTCGTTGGTGTAGACCGCACCCTCCTTGTGGTAGGCGCCGGGAGAAAGCTGCACCACGTCCGAGGTCAGTTCAGCAACCGTGATCCGGGACCAGTGTGCCGGCCAGCCGAGCGCCGCTCCATGGATCAGCTCATCGCCGTCCATGGCGAAGATGCCGATGCTGCTGAGGTCTTCCGGCGAAGCGATCTCGGCATTGGAAAAATCAACGCGCTTGTTCATGTGTCATCCTCAAAGTCGCGCACGATCGACGTAACCGCCGAAGGGCGCTTCGCCATCGAATGGCAGGGCGTCGCCGAAGGTCGCCGGACGGCGCCAGGCAAATGAGATCAGGTATTCGGTCTCCGGTGCCTTGGAGACCTGCAGCGCGCGCTTGGCGCGGCGGATCGGCTCAAGATCAGGCTGGCGCAGTGCCGCCATCCCGACGGCCGAGCGGCCGAGGACGAAGGCATTCACCGGCTTTGTCAGATAGACCCGCACGAGATACCGCGCCTTGAATGGTGGATGGCCGATCGGTGTGATGCCGATGGCCGAGCGGCCGAAGACGAAGCGCGCTGGATAAGCCACGGTGTCGATCACGTCAGCGTCGACATAGGCCAGATAACGAACGACCCCCTCATGGGTGCCTTTCAGTTTCGCAAGCTCCGTCGCCTCGTTGACCATCTGCCGCTTGCGCGACATCGACCAATCGCTGAACCACAGGTCGACACTTTCGTGCCCCGCAAGGAACGGGACGAAATTAACCGGGGTCTCTTCAGCATTAACCACGTCGCGGATTTGGATCGGCAGATGGTCGGCCGAAATCTTCGCGAGGGCCTCTTCCGTCGTGCTCGAATGGCGCGGAAGGATCGATGCGTCATTCATTTGCGAGATACCCGATGTGGAGAATTGATCCGAATACGAGTGCTCAGTGAAAGAGGGGACGGGGTCGTGCGCGAAAGGAAATCGCTTCGCGTTAAGGTCTGCCGAACCAGCGAAACAGAACGGCGAACTTCCTCAAAAACATCACCACGAAAGAGGTCGACGTCCATGTTCTCGGTGTTTTCGCAAACCGATATCCGGTCCCGACCAATGGTTTTCCTTACGCCGTTCATCATTGCGCCTCCACGGTCAGATTGATCGACGTAAGAACAGGCACGGAATAGGGATCAGGCGGTATTACGACCGGCGCAAGATCACGAACAGAGATGATGCTCGGCCCAAAGGCTGCGCCGACAAGATAGCCAGGAGGGATTTCCTCGCCGATCTTCGTTCGCGCATCACCGGCCGCGCGGATACGCGCTTCGGCTTCCTGCATAACGACCGAAGCATCTGGCCCGTCGCGAACGACAAGAACCATGTCTACGGCGTACTCTACCCGCTTCGCGGCGATTACCGCGACGCTGACGGCCTCTGGCTTGACACCGGGGGCGCGAACGGCAGCGCTCACAAGCGCGCGCTCGACTTCCGTAGGCGCGGCTCCCGCCGGGCCAATGATGACAATGTCCGTGTCGCCGCGGCGCCCGTGTACCTGGAAGCCGTTCACGCGCACGTCATGAAGTTGCGGCCAAGCCTTCATGGCTTCGGAGACGTATAGACCGGCCGATCCGGCCGACTGCCGATCGAATGAGGCCATGTAGCGAATAAGGAACCGATCGTCGCTTTCCATGACGGCCGGGGTGGTTCCAACGGCCGGCGTGACGACGAGCCTTTGCAATCCCTGGCGGGCAGCGATTACATCCAAATCCGCCCCGGAAGAAAGCGGGGCAAGGACGGCGCGGGTGGCGTCGTTGATCCGCAGCCGCATCAGCATTTCGCGAGTGGCGTAAGCCTGGATCAATTTCTTGACGATCGCGCTTTCCGTCTGAAGAACCGGCGCAACCTGAGGGAACCGCGCAACTAGATCGGCCTCGATCTCCGCAAGGATTTCCTCGAAATCCACTTCTTCGATGATGTTCGGCTTCGGCAGCTTTGATAGATCGATGCTCATGCGTCCCTCGCTCTAAGTCCCGATCCGTCACGGAAGACGTTCACCCTCCGAGCACCTTCAGCCGAGAAGTCACCGAGAAGCGCACGGGGCCGATAGATGCCCTCAAGGCGCACTTCAAAGTGACCATTGCGATCGACACTGATCGGCACGATCCGGCTGATCTGAAAGCGCGGCTCCCACTGATCGAGAGCGGAGCCGATCGCGGCGAAGAAGTTGATGACTGTCTCTTCGTTCAGGTTCTCGCCGAGAAGGCGAGGGACCATCGATCCGAACCACTCGCGCATGATGCGCTCGCCGAACGAGGTAAGCATGATCTCGTCGATGCTTTGGACGACCTGATCCCAGCCGGTGATGTTCCCGCCAGTGACGCGATCGATGTCGACACTTGGACTTAGAAGATCGACCGCGTCTGCCATGGTGGGCTCCTTACTTGGCGTTGATCGCCTCCGCGATCTCAGCCTTCGTCATGCTCGACTTGACCTCGACGCCGGACTTCTCCGCCATTTCGATCAACTCGTCTTTTGTGTGATCGCTTGGATCGACCGGCTCATCCGTGGCGCCCTCGGCGCCTTCGTCGGCAGGATCGACCCCGCCTTCCGCTCCTTCGTCGCCGGCCTCCGTGCCTTCTTCCGCGTCTTCTTCAGCTTCCGGCCGATGGACGATCTCCAGGTCATCCCCCTTCACTTGCAGGACGACGCGGCCATTTCGGGCAACGCCACCGAATGTCAGGAAGACCCGGTTCGCATTGATCGAGAGCGCCGCCGTCATCGCGCGCGGGTCTTTCAGCCGCTCGCGCAGAAGGGTTTCGAGATCGTCTTCGCGTTTCGTCATTTCGGTTGCTCCTTTAAGGGATGCGGAAGAAGCCACGTCCCGATGTTGCGTGGCCGCAAGACGCCAGATGACCGGCCCGGCATACAGGGATGCCGCCAATTCTGAATTTCGATGTCGCCGTTGCCATTGTTGGCCCGGCGATGTGCGGATTGCCCGGCGGAACAAGCGGCGGATGCGGTGTGACCGGATCGCCCAGGACGACCGCGATGATGCCACGCACCTTAAACTTCGATTGCCCGCCGCCCATCTGCGAGCCGCCGGCCGTATCGACGCCGACGCAAGCGATCCCAGGCATCCGCGTCTCCTGTCAGTCGAACTGATAATCGGGGGCGCTCATCCGCAGACCGTCGCCGGATAGGTCGAAGGTCGAACCCCCGCATTCGAGGCGAACCTTCGGGCCGCTGATGACAAGCACGTCGCCGGCAAAGCCGATTGTGAAGCCACCGAAAGTGATCACGTTCGTCTCGGCCGTGTCCCCTGGCGACTTGTCGGCGTCCGACCAGCTTGAGGGCATCGCTACCCCCTGCTTGAAGTCGCCACTCTCGCTCAAGATGACCATCGATTGCCCCTTGCGGGGCGGGATGTGGGCTTTGAGGGCGCCCGAATGCTGCGCATAAGGGATCGGCGGGGATAGATACGGGCCGTCGGCGCCTTCCCCCAACTTCAGGCGAACCGTCTGTGCTGCCGTATCGACCTCTTCCACCGGCCCGCGCCGCACCATTCCGGCGACGCGCGCTTCAAGCGCGAGAACACGAAGGGTCAGCGCTTGGAGCGGATTGTCACTCATCCGGCAAGTTCCTGTCGATTTCGGCCTGATCAATCACGCCGATGCCTTCGATTTCGACCTCGTTCCATTCGACCGGCTCTTCCGGTGGAAGGTACGGGCCGAAGATGCCAATACCGCGCGCCTCACTGTCGGTAAGCCCGATCGACCGCGCCGCCCTACGCCACTCGGGAATGGGCTCGCCGACGATTGCGCTTCGGACTGCGGACGCAAAATGCTGGTAGGCTTCGTCGGCTTCGAGCGCATCGATGAATTCGAGCCAAACCCCCTCGATCGCCACCCCGAAGGGAGGCTCGGCCAGGGGCTCGACCGTAAGGATGATCTGCTTCGCCGCGAAGCGCGTGCCGCTCGCGCTCGCACCGCGGCGCGTCAGGACACTTCCGACCTGGGGTGCAAGCTTTCGGAAGATCGAAGCCCACGGCCCGCTTGAGCCGTATAGGGCGCGCATGATCTGCCGCGACATGAGCGCGAGTGATAACTCGAGCCCGGCATCGGTCGCCGGGATATTGACGGCACCTTCTTCGCTGTTTGCATTCGTGGCTGAACCGAGAACCGCTTCGATGATCAGGTCTATTGATCGGTCGCCGGCCAGCACGTCGCGCCCTTTGGGCGACACTCGCTCGTCTTCCGTCGATACGATGATCAGCGGCTTCGCCCCTTCTTTCGAGACAAGCTCGTCGAGGGAAGAGATCGCGCTGTCGTAGACCTTGCTCTCCGCGATTGTCGCGCCTTCGATCAGGCGGCGGGCTGCAAGGCGGATAGCAAGGGCTGCAATGCTCATGGCGACGGGTCCGCTTCAGGCGGGAGCGTCGCCGCCCCGCGCGTCATAAATAGGCTCATATCGCCGTTGTCGTTCGGATACGCGGCGATGACCGTGAAACTGCGCGGCCCACCTTCGCGTGCGGTTGCTCGCACGATGTCGCCTCGTTTGGGGCGCCATTCGAGCGCGTCTACGGTCTCGGATGCTATCCATAGAACCGGGTCGTCCGTCACGATCCGGGCGCCGCCTTGGAAGTCGCTGCCCGGGCCAGTCACTTGACCCTTGAGGCCGACACTTTCGGATGCGGTCATCAAGACCGCCGTGATCTGCTGGATCGGCCGCGAATTATCGTGGGCCGTCGAATAGTCTGTCGATGTCATCGGGATAAGGTCGATGTCCTCGCCGTGCACCTTGGCAACCGCCGCCTGTGCGCGACGGGCTGCTCTATGAAACGGCGAGGACATGATCGACTTTCCTTATCCGCGGGCTACAGCTTAACCGCTTGCGGCGCTGCTACCCTTGAGCAGCACCTTCGGGCGGGTGCAGATTTGCAGTGCGTTCGACTGCATCTCGCCGTTGATGCCCTTGTCGTTCGGCATCGGCCATTGCTTCGAGTAGAGGCGACGGCCAAGCGTGTTGACGGTCTCGATGTAGTCCGCAGGCCCGTAATAGGTGCGGAAGAGGCCGGGGACGCCAGTCGGGAAGATGTGTGCTTCCTCGACACCGACGCCGATGCCTTCGCCATCGATCTCGCCGTAGTTCTCCCACACGATGCCGCCGAACTCGAAGATCGGGTTCGAAGCGCGGTTCGGGCCGATATAGCTTTCGCGCAGGATTTGCGCGTCAGACCAGCCCTTGTAGGTCTCGCGTACTTCGGGGTGCTTCAGGAGCTTGTCGAAGAAGTTGTCTCCGACGAAGGCATGAAGATTGCCGAAGCTCAGACCTCCAAGCTGCTTGCGCGCCAGACGGATTGTCTGGACGCACTTCTCGCGCAGCGCGCCGTCTGCCGGATCAGCCGCAGACAGATCGAAGTAGATCACGCCTTGCTGCTGGACGCCGAACTGATCGAATAGGTTGAGCGTGGTCCCGTCAGCATAGGTGACGATGCCCTTCACCGCGCCCAGGCGCGCATGCTCTTCAGTGACTTCGAAGTCCGCCATGTTGGCATTCATCTTCTCGCCAACGACCTGCTGGACGGTGCGAAGCTGCGTCTCGGAGCCAAGAGCGCGGATGCCCTGAACTTCGTCTGCATAGACATGCCAATCGCGCTGGAAGTGCGGGATGGTGATGTTCTGCAGCTTGCGCTTCGGCATGTCGCGCGTTTCGCCTGGGGCGCCGCGCGGGGACGGCTTCACAAGCTGGAGGATGTCGCCGATGCTTTCGATCGCAATCGAAGTCGTCGAGACGGCAGTCGAAGAGAAGAGGCCGAGATCGCGGATGCGCGAGGGCCGGTATTTCAGTTCATTGACCACGTCCGTCAGCGCACTGACCGAGAACGCGGAATTTCGGAAGATGTCGAGCATCCTATTTTTCCCATAAAAAAGCCCGCTCGAAGCGGGTCAAAAGAATTCGAGGGGCTGATCGCGGCGCTTAGTAGCGAACGATGATCCCGGCGTCGGCAAGCTGGGCGACCTTAGCCGCCCGCTTGGTGTCGTCGTTGACGGTATCGTCGAGCGTCAGGATGTGGCCGTTGACCTCGGCATCACGCTCGATGATCGCGATTTCCTGGTCAGCGTCCGTTGCATCGCAGCCGTAAAGGGCGATGGCTACGCCGGTTTCCGCGCCTTCGCTGCCGACGACTTCGGCATTGCCAGATGGGATCATCTTCCCGCTGGCGGTGATGGCGCCGAGGACCGTGCCGGGCGCCACAACCCCGGCGCCGGCAGCGATGGTCGCCTTACCGCGGCTGCGGTGGAAGTTGGCCTCCGACAGGAGGAATTCGCCGGGGTGCCGGCCTTCTTCGAAAGTGGTCATTTCGGGGTTCTCCGATTGAGGACGAGGCGACGCGTCTTAAGCGACGCGCGCGTTGATGTTGTCGACGACGCCCGACCAGCCGGCCTTGGCGGCGGCGATCGGCTCTTCCTCTCCGCCTGCGCCCATTTCGGCGGCGCCGGCCGCGCGCTGCTCGATCGTGAGCGTCGCATCGGCCTTGCCCGTTGCACCTGCCGGTGCAGAGGCGAGAACCTTCTCGGCGGCTTCCGCCGACATGTCGGTTTCGAAGGCAAGCGTCATTGCCATTTCGGCGCGACCCTTGGCGGCATCGCAAGAAAGGATCGACTTGATCCGCGCAGACGCCTCGGTGGCGCCTTCCTTGCGAGCGGCGGCGACTGCGGAAGCGTGGGCTTCAGCGGTAATGGTGTTTTCGTTCTCCCCGGACATACGGGCTGTCTCCTGTGCGGTTTGGCCCGATGGACCGGGCTTGGATGGCGAAGCGAGAAGTTCGGCAAGCGTCCCGATCCGGTCTGCGAGACCGGCGTCGATGGCCTGTTGTCCGATAAAGGTTTTCGCCTCGGTTCGACGGGCGGCGGCGGCGGTCGTCCGCTCGCCTCGCCCGGCTTCGACCGTTTCGAGGAAGCGGTCATAGAAGGTCATCACGTCGCGCTGAAGCGAGGCGCGGACCTCTTCGGTAAGCGGGCCGAAAGAATTGCCGTCCACCTTGTGGGCGCCCGCGTGAATGAAGGTCGGCTTGACGCCCTTCGCCTTAAGCTCGTCCGAGCGATCAAGGTGAAGCATGACGACACCGATCGACCCCACGACAGAAGTCGGAGATATCACAACTTCCGTAGCCGATGCGGCAATGCCGTATGCGGCCGAAGCCGCAACATCGTTGATAAAGGCCACGATCGGCTTTTGCTCCCGAAGCGCGCGAACCGTAGCCGCGAGCCCGAACATGCCGGTCGCCTCGCCGCCGAAGCTGTTGATGTCGAGGATGATCGCCGAAATCTCGGGATCGCCTGCCGCGTCCATCAACTGCGCCTCGATCCCCTCATAGGAGACAAGGCCGGACGAAGCGCCGATCCAAGCGCCTCTATTAACGAGTGAGCCATCGATCGTGATGATCGCCGTGCTCCCCATCTTCCGCGTCAGGCCATACCCCCGCGCGCTATCGCGGCGGTTCGTCCCAACAAAGCGGCTTGCCTGGGGATGCAGCGCGGCCGGGGATTGATCCCCGGCCTGCGCGCCCTCATCGCCTGCCTCAAGCGAGCCGGGAAGGATACGGCCCTCAAGAGCGGCAAGGATGACTTCCGCCTTCGACGGATCGAGAAGGAGGGGCCGGTTTAGAACCCTGTCGGCCAGCAGGGGAAGGTGTCGGTTCATCGTCTACCTCGGCATGATTGCGAAGCGACGGGGCCGCTTGCCGTTCCTGATCGCGCAGGCGTTGTCAGCCGCGGCAATCTCCTGGTCGAGCCTCGTAAGGTTCGCCGCAGAGTACTTGACGCGCTGCCGACCGCCGTTGCCGCTTTCGATGTCAGTCTCGACGACGCCGACCCCGGTGATGATCTCATCGCGGATCGCGCGAAGCTCTTTCGCTCGCTTGCAAGGATCATCTTGCTCGATCGGCATCGTCGTCCTCGCTTGCTTCTGCTTGCTGCCCCGGGGCGCCGCCTACGTTGTTCTGGACCGGCTCGGGGAGGCCATAGTGCTCCCGAAGCTTTCGCTCTCGATCCCGCTGCGCGTAGACATCCTCGATGTCTACGCCGAGATCGTTCGCGATCATCTCGTCGGTGATGACGCCCATGTTCCGGTAGACCTCATGCGCCTTCGCGCTCTTGAGATCGTCTGCCTGGGGCTTCGGTGCTCCCGGCCATTCGGCGCGACAAGCTGCCGTCCGGTTGGCAAGGAAAGCATCGATCCCGCCCGGGAAGGGCACGTCCCCGTTCTCGATCGCCTCTTCAAGCCATGCCTCGTAAATTGGCTGGCAAAGCGGGGCGACGATATGCTTCCGGCGCATCGACGTGATCGCGAAGATTTCGGTCCCAGCCATACGAACGGACGAGTAACTGGCATCCGAATAGTCGCCAGTCGCGCTCTCGTATGTCAGCCCCAGGCAACGCGCCAATTCCCGAAGGAGATGAAGCGAGAAGTCCTTGTAGGCCGTCGTCGGCTGGTTGGGCGAAAGGAACTCCATCTTCTGCCCGGGGAAAAGCTGCGCGATGCGCCCGCCCATCCCGACATCGATAGAATTCCCGTCGTACCACCCGGCCTGCGCCTGATACCAAGCCTCAAAGGGCGATACGCCCTCCGCTGCCATCATCGCTTGCTCTTGCGGCGAAAGAAGCCCCTGAAGGATATCCTCCGTCGGCGCATCCGATTGGACCGCAGCGGCAAAAACCGTCTGGATCAGCGACGCAAGAAGCGTCGCGTCCGCAAGCTGATCAAACTGCTTGGCGACCTTCAGTCCCGGGGTCAGGGGTGAAATGCCCCGGACCTGTCCGGGTAGCCCCTGGAATACGAGGATCACCGCCGGCCGTCCGAGCGCATCGCGAGCCGGGACAAGCGCGTCATACTCGCCGATCAACGGGTGCTTACGCCGAGCCACGTAGGCTATCGGCAGACCGTCGGCATTCATTTTCACGCCAGACTTCACGCGATTGAGCGGGTCGTCGGTGCGCGAAAGCTTATGCGGCGACAATAGCCGGACCTTCGTCCCGTAGCGCGAGCCGTAGCGACGCCGATAGACGATCTCGGCGAGGATTTCCCCTGTAGCGAACCACTGCCGAAAGGCCGCGTCCTGCATCTGGCCGATCGTGCGCCGCCCCTCGATGTCGCATTCAAGCGGGTTGTTCGCCCAAAGGCTGAAACGCTGCTCGACCAGCTTCCGCCACTTCTGCGCGTCCGCTTCGGACATTCCGAAAAGCTCGTTCTCGGGCATGCACCGTAAGCGCAGGCCGTTTCCGACCGTATTCGCTGCGGCCTGCTCGATCGCGCCGGCAATCCATCCGCTGTTCTGGATGACATCGACGGCCCGTCCCGCCGCCGCGTCCCAGGCGGCGGCTACATCGTCGGAGACATCGCGCAGGGCAGGGCGCCAAGTCGACATCGTGACGCCGCGGCCACCGCGCATGAACTCGGATCGGACATGAGCAGGCGCCCCCAATCCGCTGTCCGCGATCGTCGGCGCTGCCGCCCCGCTATCACGCTTGAGCGGAATTTGGGGAACTCGAAGCATCGGGCATTACCTCATGCGCGCCCCGAGATTTCGGAAGCGGTTGCGGAGATCGACAGTCTTTGGAGCCGGCGGCATCGGATCGTCGTCATCATCGTCCGGTACATCTTCGGCCGGGGAGGGCGTAGGGCTGCTCTCTTCTTCATCACCCCACGAGCGAACGACCCCTTCGGGGATCGTCTGAACGTTGAGCGAATAGCCAGCCACCGCCACAAGGGCTTCACAGTCGAAGAAGTGATTGTCTTTGCGCTGCTTGACCCACTTCGGCTTCGGCGAGCCCGGCTCGACGACGCGCACTTCCGACAAGACTTGCCGCGCATATTCCTCGTCGGCGCCTTGGTGCAGGAAGAACGCCCCGCTTTGCTCGATCGGTGTCTTGATCCGCGAGTGCACCAACCCCTTGAAGAAATCGGTGTTCACATGGACAAGATTGATCGAATAAGGGCGCTTCGAGCCGTCCGGTTTGACCTCGATTTTGGCGACCGAGTAAGGCCGGCCGTTCAACGTGTCCCGCCCCTTGGTTGGAAGGCAAAGAAACGAATAACGCCGACAGAACTCGTAGACTTTGTGTTCCGACCCGGCATCCGTCTTGTTCGGACGGAAGCCACTGTCGATCATGACCTTCTCAATGTGCAGCCCAGCGATCGGCGCGAGCATGATGTTGGCGAGATCGCCCCACACCACGTCGTCGTCGGTCATTCCGTGCAGGATGCCGTAGTCGAGAAGGAACGATGTCCCCCGCGAGCCGAAGCCGCGGATGACGTAGTAGAGCGTGCGCTTGCCCACATCGACGCCCATCGCAACACGAATAACCTCGCGCGGCGCGGATCGCGCCGGGTAGGGGCGGACGTTCTCTCGCAAGAGCGTCTGCCATTCCGGCAGATCGCCCCCACCCTCGGCGTAAAGCTCGCCGAAGCCGGCGTTGACCGCCGTCTGTATCTTGTCCGGCTCGCCCGAAAGGACGGCGTTCAGATATCGTTCGGCGCGATCGCCCCACGTCACGAAAGGCGAGCAGAGGCCGGAATTCCACGTCGAATACGTGCTGTTCTCTGGCACGTTCCGATCTGCGAATGCGTCCTCGATGGTCTGGCCGGGCGCGATCATCACGCCCTTCGCATTCATTTCGGCCTTATGGTGCTCTTCGATCGGGTCCGCGCAGCCCTGCGGGCATTGCAGATAGGCCGAACGCTTCGCTTGAACGGGCGTCGCACCCTTCGGCCACTTCAAGTGCTTCAGGCGCGGGACGAAGAACTCGCCGCAGTGCGGGCAGGGCCACGCCCAATGATGCCGCGTCCCTTGCTGCCAAAGCCGCCAGATGGGGCTTTCGATTTCTTCGGCGCTTCCGGTCTTCCAAAACTCGAGCCCCGATACGGGGTCGGTCTCGGTTTCTACGATCCCGCGGCCCGGTGTCGAAGTGACGACGGTCACGAAGTCCGCGTAGGTATCACCACGCGCCAGGACAAGGCCGAGCGGATCGCCCTGGCCTCGAATGTTGGCGAGCATCTCATCGTATTCGTCCACGATCGCCATCCCCGCCGGATCGGACTTCAGCGCCGTCGAAGAACCCGCATGCGCAAGCCGGATGGGAACGCCCGCGACGATCTTTTTCGTCTTCTTCATGCGCTTGCCGCGCGCGACCTTCGCCTTAAGCGTCTCGGCCTCATCGAGCAGGCCCATAAGTCGGGGCTCAAACTGGTCGGTGTTGAACTCTTTCGACGGGCCGACGTAGAGGATCGGAACCGGCCGCTGCGACAGGCGCGCGCCGATCAGGTCAAGAATGTTGTCAGTCTTGCCGGACTGTGCCGACATCATCGCCACGGAAAGCGCATAGCGGCCCGAGTGGGCCGCGCGAGCGAAGTGGACGCCATAGGGCGTAAGCATCGGGTCACGATCGCCGGGAACGCCGGCCGTCTTCGGATACGTGCGGTTGTTCGCACCCCATTGATCAGGTGTCGTCAGGGCTTCCGGTTGAAGGAAGCTCTCCGCCCTTCTCAAAAAATTCGGCAGATGCTGCGATGGCTTTCGCGATGCGCTTGAGGCTGTCATTTACTTCGGCTTCCAGCTTGCGGCGCAATTCCATGTCGCGCGTCGTCCGGGCCGGCATGCCGTCGAATTCTTCGCGGACCTTGCCGAGAACGATATCGAATGCCGCCTGGGCGTCCTCAATCGGGACCAATTGGCGAAGGCGCTCCCTGATCCGAAGGTCGATTTCGGTCGCCTTGGCGTCCTGCATCCGCGTCGCTGTCGCCGATTTCGACGACCGGCGCTCTTCGTCCTTGAGGAAGCGGATGTAGCCTTGCACGGCGCCGACGAGCGTCACCTTCCCGCGCGCAATGCGCGGGATGTAGTCCATTTTGCAGAGTTGGCGGACGCGCTCTTCGCTGATCATCAGTAGGCGCGCGGCCTGGGCGATTGGAATTGTGCCTGCCTTATCGGCTTCCTGCTTCGGCGCCATAGGCTTCCACCTTTTTCCAACCACACATCATTTTCGAGTTGCTGTTTCCAACGCCAGAGCTATGTGTTCATCACCGAAAAGGGAGATTGATCGATGACGAAGGCAGAACTCACCGGCAAGGAAATCTCGATGCTGACCGCAGAGCTTACGGGCGGCGGCTTCAAGCGATCAGCCAATCGGGAAGCGGCCGTTGCGCGCTTCCGCAGCGCCGCCGCAGAGGCGGGTATTTCCAATCCTGACAACATCCTCGCCATGAACTTTGAAGACGCTCAGGCCTCACTCAAGCCAAAGCCTGTCGCCACCGGTGGCGAAGATGGGGCGATCGAACAGGCCCTGCGCGAATTCATCGGCGGGGATGAGCGCAGCCACGTTTTCATGCGTGATCTTTTCCGCCGGGTCTTCCAGGCGGGCGCGGCGTCGAAGCCGGCCCGCAAGCCCCGCGAGCGCACCGGCCCGACCAAGCGCGAGATCGCCGCAGGCCTCCTGATGCGCCCCGAAGGGGCGACCTCGAAGGAAATCCTTGAAGCGACCGGCTGGCCGGCGGTTTCCGTCCCGGCCATCGCCCGGGCAAGCAAGCTTTCCCTTCGAACGGAGAAAGACGGGCGCGCCTCCCGGTACTTCGGAACGTCCTCCTGACAGTCAGAGTATCCCCGATCTGAGAAGCCGCCGGTCAACCCCGGCGGCTTTCGAATATCCGGCGCAGGACATAGCCGCGAGCCAGCGAAACGATCGTGAAGATCGCCCCCATCGCCATGCTGTCCGAAAGCCGCGCTGGCAATCCGAACCACGGAAAGATGACAAGCTGCGTCGCGACCGCCAGCCAATAGCCGACCAAGACGTTCGTCGCCGCTTCGAAAAGCGACATCGCCCGACTTTGTTTCACGCCGCTTCCTTCGTGCGCTCGGCACTGATCTCGGCGAAGGTCTGCCCCGTTTCAGCGTGGGTCGCCTCTTCCCCGGTGAACGCTTCCCATCGCTTGATTGCAACGTCGACGTAAGCCGGGTTCAACTCGATGGCGAAGCAGCGCCGGCCGCTCATTTCCGCCGCGATGATCGTCGTCCCCGAGCCGCTGAACGGCTCGTAAACGGCGTCGCCCGGCTCGGAATTGTTCTCGATCGGACGTTTCATGCACTCGACAGGCTTCTGCGTTGAGTGCCCGGTTTCCGATCGGGACGGCTTCGGGATTTCCCACAGCGTCGATTGCTTGCGACCGCCGTGATAGTGACCCTTTCCACCCTTCCGAACCGCATACCAGCAAGGCTCATGCTGCCAGTGATAGTCGCCGCGACCGATAGCGAACTGCTGTTTCGCCCAAATGATCTGCGATCGGATGGCGAAGTCGGCCGCATTCAGGCTTTCGGAAACCGTCGCCGCGTGGATGCCGGCGTGCCAGACGTAAGCAACCTCTCCGGGGAAAAGTGCCCACGCCTCGCGCCAGTCGGCGCGGTCGTCGTTTAGAACCTTCCCGACTGCTCGCGCACCAACGACTGTGCCATTCTCACGCAAGATGCCATTTCGGAAGGCGGCATCGTATTCGACGCCGTATGGCGGGTCCGTCACCATTAGGTGCGGTTTCTCTCCGCCAAGCAGTGCTGCGACCGTTTCGGCATCCGTGCTGTCACCGCAGATGATCCGGTGATTGCCGAGCAGCCAAATATCGCCGGGAAGGCTTACCGGCGCCTCCGGGGCTTCTGGCGTTTCCTCGGGGTCGGCTTCGCCAGCATTTCCGCCAAACTTAAGCAGGCGATCGAGTGACTTCGTATCGAAGCCGGTCAGGCCCAGGTCGAATTCTGCCTCGCTCAAGAACGTCAGTTCCAGCTTGAGAAGCTCGTCGTCCCATTCGCTCGTTTCCGCAAGCCGGTTATCGGCGAGCGTGTAGGCGCGGCGCTGCTCTTCCGACCAGTTGCTGCAGTCGATGACCGGGACGAAGCCCGCCGGGAGGTTCCGCCCCGACGGGAGCCGGATCGGATCGCCTGCTTCGAGCAGCTTCATCGCAGCCAAGCGCCGGCCGTGGCCGGCTATGATCACGCCGCCATCGTCGATGTCGGCAAGGATCGGATTTGTGAAGCCGAACTCCCGCATCGCCCCAGCGATCTGCTCAATCTGGTCTTCGGGGTGGGTCCGGGCATTGCGCGGGTTCGGCGTCAAGTCGGCAATCGGAACAAGCCGCCCATCGAAGGCGGTATCGGCGGCGTTCTTCGGCATTTTCGGCGTCCTATAACCGCAAGCTATACAAAACAAACAGGCGATTTCATTTTCTTATAAATACGCGAATTTCGGGGGGCAGCGGCTCCGCGCCATTCGGGGGGCGCGAAAGGTACCTAACCCGGGGGGTGCGCAATATTCTTTCGCGAGGCCGAGGGGTGCGGGGTCGCACGGGGTCGGCGTGGTGGCTGCGACGGGAAGGGGAGGAAGGCGTCGGGATGGCGGATGGTGATGAGGGTGATGCCGATGATGAATGCGGCGATGATTGCGAAGAGGACGCTGAAGCCGATGATGATCGTCGGGTCCATAGGCCACCCTTCTTGTTGGATGGAAGGTGGGGCCGGGGCTTCGCCCCGCCCCTTCGGGGCTCTTCCCCCTATGGTGTTTTCCCTTCCCCCCTTGAGGGAGATGATAGGGCTGCGGATGTGCAGGCTATTCCTCGCTCGACAAGGCGGCGAGCAGGAGGAAGGACATCAGCCCGCCAAATCCTCCTGGCTGGTCAACTCCACCACGACTTTGAAAGTCACGCTGGCGCTTCATTGCGTCCTGCGCCTTCTTCCGAAGCTCGGGGTCTTCGGGAAGCAGCGGCGGCGGTGCGGATGGGATGCCCATGTTAATTTTCGCTCCCGCTTTTGAGGCGCTTGCCGATCAGAACTTGAGCGCGCGGCTGATCTCGTGGAAGACGCGCTGCGGCAGCATCGTCGCTACCGTCTGCTCGAAGGTCCGCCGGCTTTCGCCGCGGACCATCTCTTCAGGGATCGAAGGACCGAACATCATCTCGACCGCGTTATTGCGGCCTGACCTTGTGTTCGGCCCGCGCGTGTTCGTGAAGACGTGGCCATTCCCGACGTAGATGCCGGATCGATACGTGCCGGCGTAGATGAAGGCGCCGGGGAAGCGCTGCGTCTGCCCCCACACCTTGGCGCGAACGCCCCAGGAGAATTGCTTCGGCCGGAATTCCTTGAGGGGCAGCGGGCGACCTGTCGCCCAGATCACGCCTTCCAGCGCGCCCATGCCTCCTGGCCGGACTTGCCGCTTCTTGATCTCCTTGCGGACGCGACCGGCTGTAAGGCTGGTTTGCTTCGCAACTGCGCGGACGACGCGGCTGTGAACGGTATTGGTTACGCGATTGACTGCCCGGGCAAGCGCCTTGTGCGCCTCTCGTTCGCCGAGAGCGCCGAGCATGTTGCCATATCGCTCAAGGACTTCATCGCGCGTCTCGATGACGACAAGCGGGTTCTTAGCCATCGCTGCACCGTCTCTTTATCTGGCGCCGTACCGACCTTACCGGCGGCGCGCGGCTTGGGCCGCGTCCGCCTCGTTCGGTGTCTTGATTGCAATGAGATTGTAAAGCCCGCTGCTTGTTCCCGCCGCTATCCAATCAATGAGCGGGCTTTGTATGTGCACGGATCGAGCCTGATGACGCGAAGAAAGCAGCCATTTTGTCTCATTCGTCAAGCGGATTTTTTCGCATCATTCGCCATTGACGTATGGAGGGATCGCAAAAATCGAGGAAGATCAACGGTGTGACACGATGCAAAAAAATTCGCTGCGGGGCCTTGGGAACCCACTCAAATGATTGACCTATATCTTGTGCCGCTCATCTAAGCCGCCACAATTACCGAATATTTCCGACAATTTCCAACCGATGCGTTGTCAAATCCTACGATTGATTGTAAATCTCCAACGTCGATAGAGAACGACCGATGGAGATACCCGAATGAAGACCGCCGAAGACCGCATCACTTCCGCCCATTGCTTCCAAAGAGGCGCTCGCGTTGCCCCTCTCAACGCTGAGGTCGCCGACACCCTGGCCCGCCGCAAATTCTTCAAGCGCGGCGTCGGCACTTGCGTTCGCGAAGACGCATTCATTCCGGCAACCGGAACCGTCGTTGGTCGGGCTGGCGATTACGCCATGGTTCATTGGGACAGCAAGCCGAGCGGCTGGGATGAGGCCGTCCACCCGGCCAACATCAAGGCGATTTAGGAGCCTTCCGGTTTCCCGCCCGGAGGGCGGGTTTCCCGAATGCTTGGCGAAAGGGGAATTCCGATGAAAGACTGCCCAAACTGGCCGAAGTGCGACTGCCCGAACGGCTTCCGGCTTCAATCCTGCCCAGTGCTTCAGGAGCGCATATCGCTCGCGAAGGATCACTCCGAACTCTTTACGGCAACGACCCGGGCGATCGTTTTTGTGGTGGCCGTCGTGGCGCTGCTTCTGGCGGGCGTCCAGCTTGCCGGCGCGCTTGGCGACCTTGACCGTAAGATCGAGCTTGAGGCGCGGGTCTGATGGAAGCTGAAGCGATCACCATCTACGACACGCTCAGCGCCTTCCTTTCCGATCCCGCTGCGCCTGAGCGCCCGCATGTCCCGCCTGGGGGATGCTGCGGCCATCGCGACAACAGCCACATGACGTTCCTCGCGATGACGATCAGGAAGACGCGCAGCAACACCGAGCGCCTCCGCAAGCTTCAGGACTACGCCGTCCTTCTTGAACAGGTCGCCCCCGGCGATCCCTGCGTCGGCCGCGTAATGTCCTGGCACCGGGAACTGATCGGGGCGCGCTAAAGGCGCCCCTCCTTTCCATCCCCTTTTCCAAGGATTGCCAGCCTATCCGCCCACACCGGCCGATAGACGGGCAATCAGGCCCGGAAGGGAGAATAGCTGATGAAAAGCATGGATAGCGTCGTCGAGGCCGTGCGCGCCGACCTTCTTGCCCGATCACAGACGGGGATTGAGAAGTACGGAAAGACGCTCGATCGCGAAGACCTTTGCCTGCGGGAATGGCTGCAGCACGCCTACGAAGAAACGCTCGATCAGGCCAATTACCTCAAGAGATCAATCATGGAGATCGATGCCGTCAGCAATGAATGGCCGATCGACAAGGTTCTCCTTTCACCACGCCGCGCGGCCGATGAAATCGCCCGGCTCCGGGTAGGGCGAGGCCAATCATTTACCGAAGGAACATCATCATGACGGATAAGACGGATAAGGGCGCGTGGCGCTATTCCATCAACTACGGGCCGGAAGGCGAGGCGAATTATGCCAACGTATATGACGACCAAGGTGATCTAGTCGGCAACTTCAAGATACGACATGCCATTGCGGTTGTTCGCGGTGCCAACGCTATCGACCGGCTGGAAAGCGCCGAGCGGGCGCTGCGGGCTTCCATGCGCGCCGCCGAACTGGCCATCTTCGTGGTCCGCAAACAAGGCGTCATGCCAAATTCAAGTTGGTCGGCCGGGTTCAAAAAAGACATGGACGCCGCCCTCGCTCACCAACAGAAATATGGAGGCAAGACCGATGCGGATAACTGACGAAATGCTGGAGCGTTGCGCCGCTCTTATCGGCGGCGGATCGACCTTTAGCCAAGAGGATCGGATTGAAACGGCGCGAGCGATACTGGAAGCCGCCATGCCCGACCCGGTGACGGATGATCCGGTTGCTTGGCGAACCGTAGGCAAGAGGGGTGACCCTCTCTTCAAGACGGCAGTCTACGAAATTGAAGGCAACGCCAAGAAGGTCGCCGAGCACCCCGAAACACCTGCTGTCAGCTATGAACCCCTCTATTCCGCCGCCACAGTCGCCCGCCTGCAAGCGGAGCGGGAAACGCAAGCAAAATTGTATCGGCAAGCTCTTTCCCGTGCCAAGCGCGCCGAAGCCGAGCGGGACGAGCTAGAGCGCGCACACGATGTGACATGCAACGTCCTGGCGGACACGACCAGACAGGCCACCGCCGCCGAAGCCGAGATCAACAGGCTGCGGGAGGCGTTGACGCCGATTGTGCGGCTGATCGAGAGTGTCGATGCATACGCGGCGGAATATCTCCGCGCCAACCCCGGCGAAGGAAAAGCCGACGGCATGACTGACAATGAACTGGCGTCGCTTTTTGCTCCAGACAACCAAGCCTGCTTAACTGACGGCAAAATCAAAAGCCCCGTCAAAATCACATGGGGCGATCTTCGCGTGATCCGATCAGCCCTCAGCACAGAGGGGGATGGGCGGTGAGCGAAGTGGATCAGACACAAGCGGAAGAGCTTCTGAAGGCAGCGAAGAAGCTCATCGCTGCAGTCGACTACGACGTGAACGGTATTCGCGGGAAGGGCGGTAATGGTGGCCTTACTTCTACCGACACGATCCGAGCCGCGGACGAAGCGCGGCTTGCTATCTACCGATACGAGCGGAAAAAGAATGAAGAATGACGAACTTCCACCTATGCCGATCGGCAAGGTCGCCGAGCTTATCGGCGTGCCGCAAAAACTCCTTTCGCGCTGGCGAACAATGGGCGAGCTTGCGGGGATCGCCCCGCACCCGCAAAAGAAGCGCAGCAAGGCCGTGTGGGAGCCGGATGCGATAAGGGCGGCTCTTGAGCGAAAAAAGCGTCAAGAGGCGGCCAGGAGCCGCCCTGCCAAGCGATCCGGGAGCATTCCTAAGAAGACCCGATCCACAAGCCCAACTGTGCGTCAAATATTCAACGCGGCCGACGCAAAGGATATTCGAATGGTCGATATCCAGCAGGCGACAAGTCGCGGATATGACCTGATCATGCGGTGGCGCTACGGGAAGAACCTTCCCTCGATCGCGGCGGTGGAAGAGATGGCTGAAGCCTGCGGGCTTGAGATCGTCGTCCGCGAAAAATCAGAAGCGGAATAAAGCTGCGGCGCCCATCGTGGGCGCTAACCGCTCAGGACTAAGGCGCAAGGCGATCCTGATCACAATGATCGGGAAGCCTTGCCGCCGCATCCCCCTTGCCGCAGCCATGATGCGCGGGCGCTTGCTATAGGCGCGGACGCATAGCGTCGAAGCGCCAGCGCGTTTGATGAAGACGTGCCGGCTCAATGTTGCCCCCGCGCAATTTCGTTTCCTGCCAAGCCCTGGGCGATCGTTGAAAGCGCCTTGTCCCGCGCGCGGTAGGCAGTCGCCCGCGGCCAACCGAGATGGTCGCAGGCAGCATCAAACTTCGCCTTCTTCGTGATCTTGCATCTGATCCAGACGTGCAGGACGCGCGCCGGTCCCGGCTGCTCGCGGAGATACTGCGCCGGCCACCACAAGATGCGCTCGAATTGGCTGACACGGGCCGGGCTGTAAGCCCGGCGGCGGACGGGAGCATCAAGCTCGTCGATATCCGGCCATCCCTCAAGATCGCGCTCGGCGGCGGTAATCAGGAGATCGGGAAAACTGTTGATCCGGGTCGAGGGGCCGACAGGCCCGGCGGCAGCACGCGCCCATCGCACCGCCTCGACCAACTCTTCGCCGACGGCCTTTGGCGTCCAGACATCCTCAAGGCCGCGATGCGTGACACCGCGATTGTCACGCTGATAATTATTCATGTCACTTTCCCAATCTTCCATGAATTTTCCCGATATTTCCGCGTCACGACTGAAGGAGATCGAGAACATCATCCTCAGGCGGCAGATCATCCGCTTCGGCCGGTGGCGGCTCGACGTAGCTGTTCTCGATTTCGTTGATGCCGCGGATGCGGAAGTTGCGGACCTGCTTGCCGGTGAACCAGAGCCATGGCTTCTTCGATCCGATGATGCCGAATTTCAGCAAGCTCTTCGTCGCGCGCGACCAGCGCTGCCGTAGGCGCGCCTCTATCTGTTCGTCGGTCCCCGTCTCGGTTCCCGAGAACTTCTCCTTGTAAGCGGTTCGGACATCTTCCGACGCAACGATGAGAGCGACCTTTGGCGGCACAAGAACGTCTGAAGGGGGCATCACGCCCCGCTTCTCGATCATGTCCGCCAGGACGGTCAGGAACTCCCGCTCGGTATCATTGACCTTCCAGCCCTTGGGCTTCTCTTCGCCTGCCGCTTCTTCGGTTGCCTGCTGGCTGACGACCACGCATGAGGTAATCGGGTCGCCGTCGACATCTTCCCCGAGCGTCTTCTGTCGGAGCCGGAAGCGATGCGTGGCGCCACCGGGGCCAGCCTTCAGCTTTCGCACGCTCCAGAGGTTCGGCGTATCCGGCGTGGCGCCTGAGACCTCGATTTCGAAGTCGGCGGCGCCGTGCAGTGCTTCGTGGCCGCGCGGCCCGCGGCCGGCTTCCTTGCCCCCGTGGTGGACGCCGATGCACGCGACCTTGGTCATCTCCTGAAGCTTGCCGCAGTTGATGACGAAGGCACCCATGACTTCCGAGGCGTTCTCATTGCCGCCGGCCAGGGCGCGGGCAACGGTATCGATGACAACGACCTCGGCGCGGACGCCGCACCGTTCTTCCATCACGGCCGATATGCCGGCGATCTCTTCCGCCAGACGCTTCGTGTCGGCATCGCTTGAACGCATGTCGATCGCTGTCGGCAGGAAGACGAAGGGGATGATCTGGTCATCCTCGATGCCATGCTCCGCCCGCCAAGCGTGGAGCCTGATCTCGAAGTCTTCGCGGCCCTCTGCGACGACGTAAATCACGCCAAAGGGGCGCCCGCGGTATCCGAACCAGTCGGGCCGGTTACGGCCGGGAAGCGCCGAGGCTGCGCATGAAAGCATCATGTCGGAGGTCAGGAACGATTTCCCGCACCCCGGCGGGCCGTAGATGATCCCGAAGGAATTCGCGAGGATCAGGTTCTTGACCAGCCAGTCGCGCTGCGGCTTGTGCTTTCCGACCTCGTGAAACCATACGGCCCCGAAGCTTGACTTAAACTCTGGCAAGGCCGGCGGCTTCGCCGCGGCTGCAAGCTCATAAAGCTGCTCGATCGTCCCCCCGGCTTCGATCCAATCGAAGGCGTCGCCTTTCGGCTTGAGGTCAGGGAGTTCAAGGACGCCGATCTTCTCGGCCGTGCCCTTGAGCTTTGAAGCGACAAGCGCCGCATGCTCGCGGCCAGGGTCATCATTGTCCGGCAGGATGACAAGATCGGCACCATCGAAGTGCGGCGTCAGATCATCCCACCACTTCTTCGCGCCCATCGGGTTGCACGTCGCCGGCACGCCGAGATCATTCAGAGCGTCGGCCGTCTTCTCCCCCTCGACGAGGAAAACGCGATAGCCACCCGAGAGCGCTTCGAGAAGATCAGGGAGGCGGTAGGGGACCATCCGCGCCCCCTTGAGGCTGTAGACCCAGCCGTCGCGGCTGTCTTCGCCATCCTGCGCCTTGCGGCGCTGCATATAAGTCTTCTCAGGCTTGCCGTCTTCACCCAGGCGCCACGTCCCATCCGGCTTTTTGAATTGGTAGCGAAGCGTCTGGTAAAGGACCGCCCCGTTCTCGTCGGTGTAATCCCACGACTTCACAAGCTCCTTCTTCGCGCCGTCGGCCGGGTGCTCCTTCTTGCGGCCAGCCGGCTTTGCATCGCGGTTGCTCAGGGCTTGCGGGGGGCGATTGTCTTCGACGTGGAAGCCATGGCCGCGAAGCCAGTCGACGGCTTCCTTCCCCTTGCGCCCCGTCTCCCGTTCGATCAGGGCGATGACGCCGCCGCCCTCGTCGGCCGAGTGATCAAACCACGTCCCCTTGGTCGGATTGACCGTTCGGCCTTCCCCGAACCTTTGCTCCGAATTCGTGCCGCCTTTGCGCGGATCGCCCCACAACTCGGATGCGACCGCCATCATGTATTTGCCTAAGTCCTCGCCCGACGCGGACATCAATCAGTCTTTCTTTTTTGGCTTTTGGGTCAGTAGCTTCTTGATCTCGGGAAGGACCGGCGCGAGCCGGTCCAGGAATTTGCTACAGGCGAGCAAGACCTCGATCTCGCGAAGCTGCTTCTCGCTTGGCGGGTTGCCGAACTCCCGCTCTATGGCCCGGGTTGTGAAGCGCCGCCGAAGACCTTCTCCAAGGATCAGGTCCGACATCTCCGAAAGGCCGATCGGCTTCGAGGGCTTGAAGTCCTCGTTATCCTCGGGCGCTTTGTTGATACCGGGATCTGGCGCATCTTCGTCGCGCTCGGTGTTTTGGGCCGACATCAGCGATCCTCCGGTCAGAACGGGATTTCGTCGTCCATTTCCTGCTGGCCGTAACCGCTGCGGTCGTTCCTGCGACTTCCTTGATCATCGTCGTCGTCGCGGCTTCGACCGCCGCCGCCGCTGCCGCCGCTCTCTCCAAGCATGATCATGGTGCCGTTGAACGCCTTCAGGACGATCTCGGTCGAGTAGCGATCATTGCCGCCTTGGTCCTGCCACTTGCGGGTCTGAAGCTGCCCTTCGATAAAGACCTTCGAGCCCTTCTTGAGATACTGCTCGATGACCTTGCAGAGCCCTTCGTTGAAACAGACGACCCGGTGCCACTCGACCTTCTCGCGGCGATCGCCCGTATTCTTGTCGCGCCAGCTTTCCGAAGTGGCGATGCTCAAATTCGCGATCGGTCCATTATTCGACTGCCGCATTTCGGGGTCTTGCCCGAGGTTTCCGATAAGCTGCACGCGGTTCAGCGATCCCGCCATGGTTCAAAATCCTTCTTGTGTCTGACTGAAAAGAGAACCGGCCCCACGAGGGGGCCGGGAGTTAGGACCGGATGCCGCGGAGGGCTTCGGAGACGCGCCCGATATTGACGTTGAACTTCCGCGCAATCTCTTCGTAGGAGGCTTTGGAGTGGGCCAAGCTGTAAGCCTGGATCAGTACCTTGAGTTCTGGCGTCATCGGCTGGCTCGAGTTCGGCGCGCGCTTCTCCGGCTTGCGCCTGCGAAGATGCTCGGCAAGCACCGCAAGCTCGCGATCGTTGTGCTGTGCAGCCTTCTCGATCAGGCGATTTCGAATATCGGGTATCCGCATCTTGCTTCTTCGCCCCCGCGTTTCAGCGGCCGGCGATCCTTGTCTCGTGTGCGCGGTCGCGGATCGCCCAGGTATTGCGGGCGATCACGCTTTCATGGAGGGAGAGCCGCTCGGCGATCTCGGCAGTTGATTTGCCCTTGCGCCACATGACTGCGGCGATCTCGATTTGATGATCGTTCAGGCCTTCTGGGGCGGTCATAGCGGCGCGCTCACGAAGATCGCGAAGGCCATCATCAGAGCGCCATGCGCCATGTGATACGCCGCTTTGCCGTAGAGGCGATCATCCGCATCCCGCATGCCTCGACGGTGATCACTCCAGGCAAAGAGGACGAGGATGACAGTCGCCGCTATGCGCATCCCGTCATAAAGCGTCATTGGCCTTCCCCTTTGAATAGCCGGCCGCTCGGCCCGCAGGGACCGATAAGCCGCATCGCCAGGGCGTCGATCGAGAAGTCGATGAGCATCGGCTCGCCCGTCAGCGGGCTTCGCTCGAAATCGTTAATCTCGCCCATGACCTCGCAGCGATCGCGAATGTCGGTGTCCTCCGTGCGGACCGTCTGCCGGATCAGGCCGTGGACGATCGGCGGATCGCCTGGGATCGAGGTCGCGCGCGGCCGAAAGAATTTGCATTGCTTGCAGAGTTTCATTCGCCGTTCTCCTTGAATAGCGGCGCCTTCGGCGTCTGCAGACGCAGCTCAGGCACCTTGACCGCGGACATGAAGCTCCACAGAGCAAGCGCGTCCGCTTCGTCATCATTTTTGACGTCCCATCCGCGCCGCCGGCATGCGGCGACGACTTCCCGCTTCGCTTCTGCGCGCTTGAGGTTGCGCTTCCCGATGAAGAAGCCGCGCACATCGTTGGACGTGGCTTCCTGAAGGTCGTGGACGCCCATGCGGTAGGCCACGCCCTGCATGACGGCGGGGAGCCCGAAGAGAACTTCGATCGTGTGCCGGGTCGCCTTGCCCGATCGCAGACGGAAAAGCTCGGGCGCCTCGAATACAATCGTCCGTGGCCGGAAGGCTTGGAGGCGCGACCCCAGGAATTGGATCATCCCGCCGAAGATGGCTGCTTGCGACGAGCCATCCGGGGCGAGGCGAACCGAGCCGAAGCGCGGCTCTTCGCCCGGCTCACCCTCGGCCCACCCGCAATTGCTGGCGATGTCGAGGGCGAGGATTGATCCTTTCCAGCCACGATCTTGCATCAGGCGGCGCTCTCGATGAGTACCGGCTCGCGATGCGGATCAGTTGCGTCGAGAAGCGTCTGATGAAGAGGGGTGATCGAGATGAAGCTGTTGACGCCGAGGATCATCGGAACCTTGCGCGTCACGTGAAGCGTCCGGCTGTTGCGGCGCTCGCCTTCATACTTCAATCCCTTGATGCATCCGGCCCCATCGAGTTCTTCGAAGACTTCGTCGATATCCTCGCAATCAAACTCGACCGGCCACCAAACAAAGCCGGTGTGGCTCGGGATCACGGTCATTACGGACAAAACAATCATCGGGGCTTCTCTCTATAAAATTGGGGGAGCCGGCCGCGCCTGGGCGCAGCCGAAAAGTGATCAGTTGATCATCGAAGAGACGACATCATCGCCTTTGGACTTGGGCGGGTCTGTCTCGCGCTTATCAGCCTTGGTGACGATGTCGCGCATGACCTCGATCACGTCGGAGAAGGCGTCTTGCTGGTCGAAGAAGCCCATCTTGCCGGAGTATTCGATCAGGCAGCGCAGCGTCGCTTGTCGCTTGCTTTCATCGGACTTCTTGAGCCCGGTGATGATAGACAGGGCTTTGCGATCAAGGTTGTATCGCTCGATCGAATTCTTCGCATGCTGGCCCGCCAGCCCGTTGCTCTCGGAAGCCGCCTCCTTGTGGCGCAGGATTTCTCCAACGACCCGCTTCAGATCATCGGCTTTGACGCCACCCTTCGCTTCCTGCGAGGACGCGGCATCCATCTTTGCTCGCTTCGCCATATCGGCGCTCCTATGGTTGGATTTTGGGAAGTGCATCTGCCGTCATCGGCGGGAAATCAGAGGCGGTTACGACGCCAGCTTGCGCTTTCGCTCGCGGACATCGCTTTCAGAGAAACGCGGAATTCCTTCAGGCCAGGGGGTGTCTTCCGGCCATTGGTCGGAAAGTCGGCCGATCGTCCGGTCGAATGCGTAGGCCGTGAAGGTTTTCTCGCCGCCGATCAGGCCGCGATAAAAATACCCGTCTCCGCCGCAGACTTTGACGCCGATCGAAACGGGCGTGCGCCCCGTCGCTTCCGCAAAACGGTCAAAAAGTGTGATAAGCCAGCGCCGCAACTGCGGCTCAATAGGCAAATCGGCCATACGTTTCTCCAATCGGATGATGCAAATCGATTGGATTGTACCCTATTTTTGGGTTGGAAAAGTCAATAGCGGTTTTCAGAAAAATGGGATACATTGACAAATGCCGCTGCAGACGCGGCCGATAAAGATGGATACAGGGACAATGCAAGACAATCGAACTATTCAGGCTCGCATCCGCTCGCGAGTGGAAGACCTTGGACAATCTCCAATCACTCTCGCAAAATCTGCCGGCCTAGAGCGCGGCTACATCAACGATCTGCTTATTGGCAGAAAGAAAAACGTTCGCGACGACAAGCTTGCGAAACTAGCCAAGGCGCTCGACTGCGATATTGAATTCCTTACCGGAAGACAAAATGAGCCGAGACGCGATAGAGGCGATCGAATTCCTCTATACGGAATATGCGAAGCCGGGGCTTGGCGGCGAGTTCAGCCAAAAACCCGCGAAGACAGCTATGTTCCTATGCCACCTGACACAAGATTTCCTGGCTTAAGAAATCTTGCATTCGAAGTCCGAGGGCAGTCGATGGCGGGGGACGGGATTTCCGACGGAATGATCGTCGGCGCGATCGCTCGGGAAGATTGGGAAAATACAATCGGCCCGTTGCGTACCGGGATCACGGTTGTGGCCCGGGCCACGCGAGGCGATCCACCCGAGGAAGAGATTTCGCTTCGTCGCGTTCTAGTCGGCCCGACTGACACTAAGCTTATAACAAAGGCTGGGGATAACGATCTCGATTACCCGGCCCTCGTCTTGGGTGAGGGCGTTGAGGTAATCGCAGTGGTGACGCGAGCGGTGAAGCTTTTTTTAGACCTTGAGGCCGCTTGACATTTTCAATTCCCTTACGCGCATGCGTGCGCGGATATTTATTATTATATCTCTATAAGGGGGGAAGGGTTCTAACCCTTCCCCCCAATCTTATGAGACGTAGGTATATCTAGATACTGGTATCCGGGCTGTAGACGGGAAGCGCAGAAGCGCGTCCGACAATAGGGTTAAAAATTTCCAACGGAGGGGGTTGCATTTAGTTGGAAATCGTTGGATCAATCCACTTGTGACGCTTTTTAGTCAGATTTGGAGATTGATTGAATGAACGCCGTAGCCGCCCAATCCACCCTTACGCCCGAAAATCCGACCTCTTACGCGGTCGGCAATTTCCACAAGGGAGAAGTGCGAAGCGACCTGTCAAAACAGTGGATTGCCAGACCGGCAGACCAGCGCTTCCTATCCCTTTCCGACCTTCACGCATCCGTATCCGCCCGGGCCGAGCGCACCGAAGAGCATCGGATCATGAACAAGGAGGTCGAATTCTTCGCCCCGGACCCGAAGACCAAGGACGATACGAACAAGCTCTTCGTCGGCCTTCCTGGCGGGAATGAGATCGCTCCGACGCATTGGAGCTTCGGGCAGGTCGCCTCGCTTGCGCAGGCGCCCGCCGGCTACCTTCGGAAGCTTCCGACGCAGATTGTTGCCGATGCGGTCAACTGGGGCCTGCGCTACAATCGCGGCGTCGAGCGGATCAAGACATACTCGACGGGCGACGAGCTTCTCGCGGCTACAGGGCCGGACTATGGGCGCATCTTCGACCGCGAGGTTGTTGAAGCGGTCCAGCAGATAGCCGGAAACGGGACGGGCGATTTCCGATGGAAGGTTCCGGGTGTCCTCGATTGGCAAACCGGCCGCTACGACCCCGAGCATCCAGTCACGAAGGACACGACGACGCTCTACGCCAGCGATCGCGATGTCTTCATCTTCCTTGTCGACGACCGCAACCCGATAGAGGTCGGCAAACTGCCGAACGGCGACCCTGACCTGATTTTCCGCGGCTTCTACATCACGAATTCCGAGGTTGGAGCCGGCGCGCTGAAGCTTGCCGCCTTCTATCTCCGGGGGATTTGCTGCAACCGCCTCATGTGGGGCGTCGAAGGCTTCGAAGAGATTTCGATGCGGCATTCAAAATATGCCCCGAGCCGCTTCGTCGAAGAAGCGCGCCCCGCCCTCGCGGGCTTTGCCGAAGGATCGGCGACACGCCTTCGAGAAGGCGTCGAGAAGGCCAAGGCGGCGAAGATCGCGGCATCCGATGAGGAAGCTCTCGAATGGCTTTCCTCGCGCAAATTCAGCCGATCCCGCGCGACCGCGATCATGGAGACGGTCGAGAAGGAAGAGGGTCGGCCGGCGAGGACCGCTTGGGATTTTGCCCAGGGCATCAGCGCCGTAGCGCGGGACATTCCGCACACCGACGAGCGCGTCTCCTTCGAAAACGAAGCACGGAAAATTCTCGATCGCGCGGCTTGAGCGGCGCGCGTAGCGGGTCGGGTGAGAGCGGAAGCCTCCCTGTACTGAAGCCAGCCCGGCCCGCTTTTGATTTTGTACCGACGCGTGAGCGCTCGGCCGAGACGCTGGGCAATTCCAGGGAAGAGACCTTCGAGGAATAGATGCCAGAATTCATTGATCCAACACCGGAAATTGCGGAATTCCAACGAAAGCGGCTGACAGAAAGGATGGCGGAAGTACTGATCGAAACGGCCCCCGTGAGCGAGGACCATGCGCAAGCGGTTCTTCGCGCCGCCGGCTTCGACGACAAGGCCGTAAGGCTCCTGGCAAGCGATGCCTTGGAGCAATCTAGGGCGGCAAGACGGAGATGATCAGCGAGCCAGTCGAAGAGTACAGACCTGAGCGCGTATCGCGGGTGCAGAAGAAGATAATTCTCATGCCGCGGTGGGGGGTCAAAAGGGTCGTGGTCAAGGAGACGATGATCACCTTGTCCCGAGTTTCGCTGATCGACGGGCCGCGGGAAGCACGCCCCGCAGACTGAATTTTTAAGAGCCTTCAGCGGCCCCGGAGCGGGCCGCTCTTCAACCGGAAGACAACCCGTCTCCCCGGAACGGGGAAGCTATTGCGAAAGGAAAATTCGATGCTTTTCAAAAAGGGCGATGTCGTCGCGGTCGAGGCGACAGTCAAATTCGACCAGAGACCCGAGGACGATATCGTCTTCCTCGAATACAGCCCGGGCTCTCCGACGCCGGACAGGCTGAAGATGGTCCGGCCGAACCTTAAGCCCGGAGATAAGGTTCGCCTCATCGAGAAGTCTCGCTTTGGATGGGATGGCGTATTCGTCGCACAAAACGACGGGGTTGCATGGATCAGTTTCCCGGGAATTGATCCAGGCTATGACAATTTTGGACGGCCGCTGCCGGGCGACGCATCCGCGCTCTGCGACATCAAACTGATTGAACGAGCCCCATCTGCCGCGCCGACGGCAGCGGATGAAGCCGAACGCGCCGATCCGCCGCCGCCAGATGTTCGCAGCCTTGAGGCAGAAGCCGACAAGAAAGAAGACGAGATCGCGCGCTTGCGGGGCGAAGATTGATGCGCGGGACGATCGAGCACCCCGATGGCATCTACTTCGGCCTTGCGGATGAAATCTACCGCGCCGACCCCGCGCTTGGCTCTTCCGATCACAAGATGCTTGCCGTCGCCCCGGAGGCGTATTGGTACGGATCGCACTTCAATCTTGCGCGCCCTACCGACAAGGATAGCGCGGCCCGGGCAATGGGTCGGGCCGTCCATGCCGCGGCCCTGGAAGGCAACGATGCCTTCCGGGCGCGCTTTGTCCGCCGACCTGATGATCTTGAGCGGCTGACGGCGAAGGAGCGGGCGATCCTCGCTCCGCGCGGGGAAGCGGTTCTCCCTGGCGAGCAATATGATCGCGCGTCAATGGCCGCGAAGATGATCAGGACGCACCCTGATCTCGCGAACGCCCTCGATAACGGCTACCCCGAGGTTTCCGCCTTCTGGACCGTCGAGGTCGATGGTCATCCGGTGCGCTGCAAAGCGCGCTACGACTTCCTGAAGCCGCGAGCGATCGTCGACCTGAAGTCGGTCAATCCGCAAAAGAAGCCGCTTCCGTTCAAGGCGCTCTGCATCCGCGACATTCGCTCCTACCGCTACGGCGTCCAGGCGGCTGAGTATCTCGAAGGCCGCGCCCGCTTCGCCGGCTTCATCCGAGCCGGGATGGTGGAAGGCGATCCTGATCCCGAGTGGCTTGATGAACTCCGCAAAGCCGATGGCTTCGCCTTCGTCTGGATTTTCTGGGCGAGTGACGGCCCGCCGCTTGTTTGGTCCGGCGCGATGTCGCCCGGCAACCCTCTTCTCGAAGACGGCAAATCGATCGTCGAACAGGCCCGCCGCAACTTCGTGAATTTCCGCGACCGATTTGGGACGGACGCCGCGTGGATCGATTTCGAGCCGCTCGCGGAACTGACCCACGACGACTTCGAAGCTGCCTACGGGCGCCATTTTTGACAACGGAAAGGAACTGCAATGGATGACCCGAAGCACAACCAGCCGCCTTTGAGCGATCGGCTCTCAATCGAATACGAAACGCTGTCGGATCGCATTACCGACATCCTCACGCGGGCTCGCGATGAGGTTCCGCAGACCATCGAGGACGACGAAGGCAACGCCAAGGTCGGCGATTTCGTCCGAGGGTTCCGCGGCCTGATCCGCGAATGCGAGGACGCCAAGAAAGAAGAGAAGCGCCCGCATCTCGACGCCAACAAGACGATCGAGGACTTTTTCAAGGCGATGACCGAGCGTCTGATGAAGGCTCGCGAGGTCGTTGAAAAACGCGGCGACGCATACCTCAACAAGAAGGCTGCAGAAGAGCGGGCGCGCCGCGAGGAAGCGGCGCGGATCGCCCGCGATGAAGCCGACAGACGGATGCGGGAAGCCCAGGCGGCGGAAGAAAGCGGCCGGGAGGTCGCGGCCGACATCGCGCTTGCCCACGCCACTGAAGCCGACGAGCGCGCTCGTGTTGCGGAAGAAGCTTCCTTCGACAAAGCGTCCGACCTTGCCCGCACCCGCGGCCCGGGCGGGACATCGACGTTGGCAACGAAGTGGGACTTCGAGGTCCAGGCGATCGGCGATGTGCCGCTCGACCAGCTTCGCGCCTTCTTCTCACAGGCCGAAATTGAGAAGGCAATCCGCGGCTTTGTCCGGGCCGGCGGACGGCAGTTGAGCGGCGTCCGCATCTTCGAAAGCACGCGGGCGAGCTACCGATGAGCACGGCACAGAAGCTTCCTACGATCGGCCTGCTTTCGATCACGGATGGCCGGCTCATGGGCGATATCGGCACCGTCTACGAAGTGCTTTCGCACTTCGTTGGGCGCCCGGTCTTTACCCACGAAATCCCGAAATACGGGCGCCTCGCTAGGCCGATCATCCTCAAGGATTTCGAGCAACTTGATACGACCGACTGCCCGGATTGGCAGGCCGCTCGCGATTGGGCAGTCGCCCATTTCGGAGAAGAAATGGAAGTCCCGGCCGGATGGGCCGGGGTTTTGGCGGACGGGAAATCCCCGATCGAAAACCTCAACAACATCGTAGACGGGAAGGATTGAGCGCCATGGCTCAAAACGAACACATCACCGAAGACGGCGAGATCATCGAGACGACCGGCACTGCGCTTATGCAGGATGCCGGCACCGTCAGCGTTCTCGCGAAAGCCGAAATCGATACGCAGATTTCGACCGCCCGCCAATATCCCCGGTCAATCAGCCGGGCGATGAACAATATTCTTTCGCTGGCGACGCTCGACGAACAGACGGCCGAAGAATGCATCTACGCGCTGAAGCGCGGGGGCAAGCCGATCCGGGGTCCATCGATCCGGCTCGCGGAAATCATCGTCACGCAATTCGGCAACAACCGATCCGGCGCCCAGGTCGTCGACATCGATCGGACGAATAAGCTGATCGTCGCCGAGGGCTTCTTCCACGACCTCGAAAGCAACTCAGCAACAAAGGCGACCGTCTCGCGCCGGATCAGCGATAGGCAAGGGCGCATCTTTAACGACGACATGATCGCCGTAACCGGCAACGCGGCCTGCTCTATCGCCAAGCGCAACGCGATCCTTGCCGGCGTCCCGCGTGGCATCTGGCGCCGCGCGTTGGAAGCGGCCGAGCAGCTTATTCGGGGCGACGCGAAGACCCTGGTCGAAAGCCGCGACGCGGTGATGAAGGCTTTCGCGCACTTCAACCTTTCACCCGAACAGGTCTGCCAGATCATGAACGTCAATGGGGCCGACGACCTCGACCTCGACGATCTGGTCACGCTGCGGGCGATCTATCGCAGTCTGAAAAACGGCGAGCAGACGGTCGAAGAGCTTCTCCGATCGAAGACCGCCGCTTCGGATCACAAGGTTGTCGAAAACCCACTCGGCGACAAGCCGAAGGGCGAGAAGGCGAAGGAAGAAGAGCCCGCCGACCAAAAATCAACAGACAAGGCCACTGACGCGAAGAAGGAGCCGGAAGGCAAGAAGGCATCGGATAAGCCGGCCGACGAAGCGGGCGAGAAGGAGCGAGCCGAGGCGGACGGTCAGGAAGCGCAGAGCAGCGCGCAGGACGAAGCCGACGCCGACCAACTCGCTCAGGAAGAGGTCGATGCAGCTTACCTGAAGGGCGAAGAGGCGCGCGAGAAGGGGATGACCCCGAAGGCCATGCCGAAGGAGTACGCCGCCGCCAGCAAGAAGCGGCTCGCCGATGCTTGGACCGCCGGCTTCAAGGGCTGGGACATGCCCGAAGCGGAGGGCGAAGGCGATGAGTAAGCCCGCCGAGAACGTCACCGACTTCCGCAAGCCCTCGACGCCCGATGAGCGCGAAGACCTGATGCGCCTTCAGCTTAAGCGGACGCTTCAGGAGCGCGACAAGCGCATCCATGCGCTCAATCAGACCTTCGAGCGCAGCAAGGCAGGTTTCACCGAAGCGATCCTAGAAGCCGAGCGGGTCTATCTCGCGGAGAAGGCCGTCATTCAACGCCAGCTTCGCGACGCGGAAGACCGGCGGCGCCAGGGCGTCGAGGCAGAGCGGCGAATGGCTGAAGCCGCAAGCGCGGCGCTTTCCGCCATGAACCATCCGCGGGGCTGATCGGCGCTACCCACTCATCATCGACAGGAAAAAACAATGAGCACTCCGAAATTTGTCGTTTTCGACACCGAGACATCCGGCCTTTTCGTTTTTCGCGACAAGGCGACAAACAAGCCGGTTCCGGCTGACCATCCTTCTCAGCCACGCATGTACAGCTTCGCGGCGATCCTTGCCGATGAGCATGGTCGTGCCATCGATCGCAAGAAGCTTTATGTTCGGCCGGACGGCTGGACCGTCGCCGAATTTGACCGCCGGGCGATCGCTGAAGGAAAACGGCCGGCATCCGAGATCAATGGACTGAGCGACGATTTTCTTACCGAGCACGGCGTTCCGATCCGCGAAATTCTTGACCTATGGAATGGGTATGTCGACGACGACCTGATCGCGGTCGCATTCAATGCCCAATTCGATTGCAAGATGATGCGCGCCGAGCTTCGTCGCGCGGCTCTTCCAGATCGCTTCGAAGATACCCGCAACATATGCGCCATGCGCTCGCTCGATCCTTACGGCCGTGACGGGCTTCCGATCATGCGCGGCTTCGTCAAGCTTGCCGTTGCCTGCGAGTGGTTCGGCATCGTCAACGACAACGCTCACGACGCGATGGCCGATGCCGAAGCAGCGCGCGCAATCCTCGAAATAATGATCCAAGACGGTCGACTTCCAGACGCCCGCGTCCACTACGCGGCGGCGTGATCCCATGATGAGCGAAGAAGTTTCCAAGCACATAACGACGGTAGGAAGCACCGTCGTTCTGCAAGGCTCACTCCGCTACGCCGCCTACGTCCTGATGACGCTGATCGCGTTCGTTCACATGGACCGATGGGTCATGGCCCTGATCGAGACGCTTCAATAGTCGGCGCGGCCACAGCCGGCCGCGCCCAAAAATCACGCCAACCAGAAAGGACATTCAATGGCATCCGAGAACGGCATCGCAATCACGGTCAAGGGCTTCATCCCCATCGATCCGCATGACCTCGAAAAGCATCGCGACGCGATCGATGCGGTCGTCGAAGCCAAGACCGGCAAGCTTGAGACGCTCGCGTCCGTAGGCTTCCGCGTCGAGGAATTCAAAGCCGATCCGGTCAAGCGCCGGGGCCGCGAGGCGCCCGCCGAATAGACCGCCGCCACGCCGGCCGCGCTCTTGCGGCCGGCACCTTGGCCGACCGGAGGATGCCTCGATGACTGCCCCCGAATTCAGCGCGCGCGAGAAGCTTCAGGAGATCGAGCGCGAGATCAAATTCCGCCACCGGGTTTATTCGCGGGCGGTCCACAACGGGAAAATGAAGCTCGCCGATGCGCAGCGCAAGCTTCGGCTGATGACGGCGATCGCCGAGGACTATCGGCGTCTGATTGCAGCCGAACCCGACCTTTTCAACAGGAGTTCTTTCCATGGCTAGTGGCTCGCCAATCATCAAGGCAGCAAGAAATCTCGCAAAGGAGATTTCGACAATTCTCGAAAACCAAGATGCGACGTCTGTCGAAATAGCATTAATATTAGTCAACGCGGCATATTTGGTCGGCAAGGGGGAAACCCGGGGCGACGCGTATATCAATCTTCATTGCTTGAACTCTGATATCGCGGATGAAATTGACGGCCTCATGGCCGATCGGCTCCGGGGAGATGTCGAATGACAGCTTCCGCCTTTCCACTAGTTTGGCCAGAAACGATGCCGCGCGCTAAGGCGCGGGAGAAGGGTCAATTCCGCACCACGCTTGCCGGTGCGCTGAAGAACGTCGAAGGCTCGCTCGCCTCCTTCGCCCGCGACAGCGGTAAGAAGATTGAAGGGCTGGTGATCTCTTCGAACGTGACGCTCGGCGTGAACCGGCCCGACGATCCTGGCGTGGCCCTATGGTTCACATGGGACGGCCTTCAGGTCTGCATCCCGGTCGATCGATACTCGAGTGTCGAGGCAAACCTTCAGGCGATCCACCATGTCATTGAAGCCCGCAGGACTGAGCTTCGACACGGCACGCTCGCGCTTGTCCGCGCGACCTTTCAAGGCTTCCAGGCACTCCCCGCGCCGGCCGGTTTGCGCAAGCGATCGTGGCGCGATGTTATGGATTTCGGGCCGAAGTCCCTTGTGACAACCGGCGATGTCGAGAGCCGCTTCAAGGCGCTCTCCAAGCAGCGCCACCCGGATATGCCGGGCGGCAGCGATGTCGCCATGTCTGAACTGAATTCCGCGAAGGTCGAAGCCCTGCGCGAGATCGGGGGCGGCAATGGCTAAGCGCGAAGTTCTCGTATTTGCCAGCTATTGCGGCAACGACAATCCCGATTGCTCGGATCGAGCGCCTTGCCCGGACTGCCTTGCGATGAGCAACGTCTTCGAAGTCGAATTCGAGGGCGCAACTTACAAGCGGCTTCTTGCGCCGGGGCGTCCCGAAACCGACGAGTGGAAAGGGAAGCTCACAGCACTTCTGATGCCTCTCGCCGGCAAGCGCCCATTGAGTAAAACTCGGTTCGATGCCCTGGCGAAGCTCGCGGGCGCGACTTGGTTGATCGGGGGACGCGGGCAATGACAGACGTTTGGACTGCAAATAGCAGCGCTATTTACCCATCCGGCTATTCTCCGGTGAACCGGAAATATCAAATAGGCGCAGGCGATAAGATCACTTTCACTGCCGTTCTCGATGACGGAGAGGTTATCGAAGACGAAGGCACAGTCACCGTCCCCGGGCTCCGAAGTCATTTTGTCGATTTTAGTAACGGTCGAAGTTTGGAATTAATCGGCTTCCGATTTTCATTAAAAGAGGGGCGCTATACCTACAATGCCATCGCAGAGCATGCCGATATCCAGCACATATGCGGCCATACGCACAATCATTCTCTCTTCGGGGCATACCAAGAAAACGAGGGCAAAAAACGATGGCTGAAACGCCGGGTTTGTCCTCTTTGCTATTACGGGGCTGATCGCCCGGGGTCGGAATATGCGGTTGTTGATCGCGCAGAGCACATCATGGCCGGCCTCTCCATCCCTTTACCCGCTTTAGCGGGGACAGAGAAGCAAATCGCGTGGGGGAATACGCTAAGGGCAGAGCGCATCATTCGGTTGCGCGACCGTGTGTGCGCCAGTCTCTACGCTCCCGTCCTAAGCGGTTTGACGGAAAACGAAACGATTGCACATCGCTGGATCGATGATCGAGATAAATCTGACGACTATATCCTGAGAAAGATCATTTCCGGCATCGCGTGGGATGAGTTCGTCGCCGCAGGCCGGATTAAACCATCGCCGCGTTGTCCAGCAGATAATGGGGGCGGCGATGTCGAGCAATAAACTCGAATACAAGGTGCCGCCGCCGGCGCCGACTTCGCGGCGCGTCTACGTCCTGCCTGTCGAATTGGTCGAGCGCATTCACGCCTACGGCTTCGATCGCGGTCATCCGAGCGAAGTATCGGCTGTCCGAGAACTGTTGGAATGCGCTTTGAAGCCCCTCGGCTACGGGGGCGGCGATGTCTGACCGGCCTTGGTGGCTTTCCGCTGATCTAAACTCCCCGGCCTACCGCATGTGGCTGATCAAGACCGTCCTCGGCGACGGCTTCCACGTCGCGCTCGCCCCGCATCCAGGCGGGGTGAAGGTCTGCGCAATGCGCGAACTGCGCCGGCCGAAACGCTCCGCATGAAATCTCCGAAACCCTACCAATCGAAAGAAGAAGACCATGAAGGAATTGCTGATCGAGAATACCACCGCGATCGTTGCGGCATACGTCTCTAACGTCGCCGTCAATGCGAGCGACATGCCGGGCTTCATCGCCTCCGTCCACAAGGCGCTTGCCGATCTCGCAGAGGACAAGCCCGATGCGGAGAAGCCGAAGCCAGCGGTCTCGGTTGCCAAATCGGTGACCGAAAACGAGATCACCTGTCTCGACTGCGGCTCGAAGTTCCAATCCCTGAAGCGGCATATCAATGCCCATCACGGCCTGACCCCGGAAGGCTATCGCGCCAAGTGGGGGCTCGCACCGAACTATCCCATGACCGCGCCGGCATACGCCAACAAGCGATCAGCGATCGCCAAAACCATGGGGCTCGGGCGAAAGGCGGGAGTGTGATGCAGCTTGGCCTATTCGACACGCTGCGCAAGCCGCCGGTCACCGTCCCAATCGAGAAAGATGGGCCGGTCGTCCAGGGCGAGCCCGACGAGGTTCTTCGCCTTGAGCAACCCCGGATGGCTTGGGATCGGGCGACGATCGAACTCCATCGCCACACCAACGGCTTGTGGATGTGGTCGGCAAGTTGGAACGCTGACGGCAGCGGCGTCGGATACAGGGTCGGCCCGAAGTGGGGCCGCTTCGCCGAAAGCCGCGACGACGCCCTCTTCTATGCGGTCAAGGAAATTGAGGATCGGCTCTCGGGAAAGCCCGGCCCGGCCGCAAAGCTGATCCTTTCGTGGGCGAGGTCACTATGACCTACACCATCGATCCCACGCAGCCCTTTCCGAAGCGATGGCTCGACGCAAACGGCGAGCCGATCCTCGTCATGGGCGAGCCGGTCGAGGGCTATCTTCTGGCCCGCCGTCCCGGCTGCGCACCTTTCGCCATCAGCGTCAAAGACATCCTCAACTCTGGGCGCCATCCGCACAGGTTTGGGCCGTTCACGCTTGCCCGAAAGGGGCGCCGATGACCGGAAGGATGTCCCGAGAAGAATGGCAGGCATACATGAGCGACGCAGCGGCAGACTTCCGCGAGGCCTACAAGGCAGCGAAAGCCGAGTTCGGCCTAAAAGGCTTCATCCCGGCCCGGCTCCTGGCGATCAGTGGGCTCACGCTTGGCGACCTCGCTCGCTACGGGAAGATCGAGCAAAGCGGAGATTGCTACGCCCCGCGCCGGACGCGCAAGCGGGAGCGTGCGCGATGACCGCCATCACTGTCACATGGTCAGTTCATCTCGAAGGCGAGAACGCTTTCGTCTTCGAGAGATACACCGACTGTCATTTCATCATGAGGTTTGGCCCGATGCCGCGCGACTTCGCCGGCCCCTTCATCGATGAACGAAAAGAGAGATGGGAGGACGAAATTAAGGCTCGCCGCGGGGGTCGTCATGATTGATCGCCTTCAATGCTGTGTCCCGGCATCCCCAGGGGCGCTCGCCCCGCGCTCCGTCGAGCGCCGCGTCACGCCTTGGAAATCGTTATGGTTTAAGAGCGACCACTACACGCATGTCCGCATCTGGCAGGAGTTCGATGGCGTTCGATGGTGGCAGATGCACGAATGGCGGCGAGAGGACGGATCGTCATTTGCAGAAAACTGGATAATTGGCACGCGTGGGTGGTCGAAGAATGCGGCAGCGGCAACCGAAGCCGCGCCCGGAGATCGACCATCACTGACAGCCGATGAGATTGCCTATCTGATCGAGCGGCTGGCCGGGGTTAACGATCCGATTGGTGCATCTGCGCTTGCTAAGCTTGAGGCGATGTTATGAAGCGCCGCCGCCTCTCCCTTTCCGACAAGCTAGAAATCGTCGCCGCCCAGGCGACGTGCCGGCTTTGCAACGAGCCGCTCGGGCCGCTTGCCGGCGTCGAATATGACCACGCCCATGCCCTGGCGCTCGGCGGCGCGGACACGAACGACAACATGCGCGCCGTTCATTCTGACTGCCACGCGGTCAAGACGAACGGCAAGGGCGGAACGAGCTACGGCTCGGACAAGCACGCAATCGCGAAGGTGAACCGGCTGACGGCTGCACAGGAGGAAGCCCGGCGGCAGATGCTCGCGCGCGCTGACGGCGCCCCTGTGGCCCGCGACAAGCCAAAAACGAAATGGCCGAAGCGGAGGTTCGAGAAAAGGAGAAAGCATGATCCCGCGACCTGACTACTTCGTTCTAGGCGAGCACACGCTCGGCTATATCGACGCCCGCCAGCCGCACGTCTTTTGCATCCTGCACGCATCTATCCTGCGCGGCAGCACATTCGATCGCTTGGCCGGCATCACCTTCCTTCACCCCGAAATCGACACCATTCGGCCGGCGACGCCAGAAGATTTTGAGAGCTATCGCGTATGCTCGAAAGGACACCTATGAGCGGCCGCTTCGACAATATCAGCACCGCTGATCTAATCGCTCGCGAGGCGGAGACACGGGCCGAGGCATATGACCTGTTATGCGCGCTGCGTGAACGCCTCGTAGCCGAAGCGAAGGCCAAGATCGAAATTGGCTCCGTCTATCGTGTCAGTCACGGTCGCTTTGCCGGGCGAAAGCTTCTTGTAAAAGGCATCGGCGCCGGGGTCGCCGGTCTTGATCTCCGCGGGCGCAATCCGTGGGTGGTCTTCGCCTGGGGTCGGTTAAATGGCAAGAGCGCGGCAGGCGACGGCTGGACGATCCGCCCGCAGAACGTCGGGGTCGATAGGCTTGTAAAGCTATGAAGCGCGGCGCCTGGATAATCTGCGGCGGGCGGCACTATTCGAAAGCCGATCGCGTTTTCCAGATCCTCGATGCGGCAGTCGAGCGTCTCGGGCTCGCCTTCCTGATCGAAGGTGGTTGCGAAAGCGGGGCCGATAAGCTGGCCCGCGAATGGCGAGAAGCGCGCGGCGTACCGGGCAAGTCCTTCCCTGCCAATTGGCGCGACGTAAGCAGCCCGCACGCCTTGATCCGCGAGGATCGCTTCGGCCGTCGCTACAACGTTCTGGCTGGCCCCTGGCGCAATCGACAGATGATCGACGAAGGCGCCCCTGAAGGCGTGATCGCCTTTCGAGGCGGGGACGGGACGCACGACATGCTGGCGCGCGCCGAGCGCGCCGAAATTCGGACGATAAGGATCGATTGGGAATGAATGCCGCCGCTCGCCCCTTGCCGTTTGCCCCCCGCGGCTTATCCCGCGTCGAAGCATCTCGCTACATCGGCGTTGGACCGACCCTTTTCGACGAGATGGTCAAGGATGGGCGCATGCCAAGCGCGAAAAAGATCAACAGTCGCGCAGTATGGGACCGCGAGGAACTGGACGTTTATTTCGAGGCATTGCCTACTGTCGCCCCGAAGGGCAACGACCCCTTCGCATTCATGGACGATTGATAGGATGCGTCAGATGCAGATTGATCAGAAGTACATCATTCGGGAGAAGGATCGCCACGGCAACGTCCGCCTCTACTACCGGAAGAAGCCCGGCCCTCGGGTAAGGCTTCGGGAGAAGCCAGGGACCGCCGCTTTCGCCCGCGAACTCCTTGCGGCGCAGACTGCAGAAATGAAGCCAGGGGCAGGGCGCCCGCAACGGGAGAAGGCAGAGAAGGGGAGCCTGCGCGACCTGATCGTTGCCTATATGAAGTCGCCCGAATACGGCCAACTCGACGATCGGACCCAGCGCGTACGCCGGCAGATACTCGACCGCCTGTGCGAAGCCAAGCCGAAAGACCGCCAAGGCGTCCCGGCCTTCGGCCTTTGGCCCGTTGCGCGGATGCAGCCGCGGCACATTCGGGAAATCCGCGATGACAACGCCGACCGGCCGGAAGCGGCGAACGGCATCCTCAAGGCCCTGCGGCAAGTCTTCGCCTACGGCATCGAGGCGGATATCCGATACGTGAAGGGCAACCCTGCGCGCGAGGTCCAATACCTCAAGAGCAAGGGCGACGGCCATCATGCCTGGACGATCGAAGAGGTCGAGCAATACGAGCGCGTCCATGCCGTCGGCACAATGGCCCGCCTTGCTCTCGCGCTCCTTCTCTACACCGGGCAACGCCGGTCGGACGTGGTCCGTTTCGGGCCGGCCATGGTCAAGGACAACTGGCTCGTCTTCCGGCAGCACAAGAACCGCAATTCGAAGCCAGTCGACATGGCGATCCCAATGGTCGGGCCCCTGCGCGAAATCATCGATGGCACGCCTGATGCGGGCGACCCATGGATCAGGAATGAGTTCGGCGGGCCATACGGCCCCGATAGCTTCGGAAACTGGTTTCGTGATCGGTGCATTGAGGCAGGCGTGCCCGGGCGCGCGCATGGCCTTCGGAAAGCGGCGGCGAGCCGCCTTGCCGAAATCGGATGCTCCGACCGGCAGATCATGTCGATAACCGGGCACACGACATCGAAAGAGATCGACCGCTATACCCGGTCGGCGCGACAGCGTGTGCTTGCGGCTTCAGCGATGGATATGCTGACCGGAACGCCTGCGAAGCCGCACCTGAAGCTCGTATCGGGAGAGTAGCCGAATGCTGGAACTGATCATCGCGCTTTCAATGGCGGGGATGCCGCCGGTCTGCGAAGGCGGCGATCGCGCCGCCCGCCGGCTGACATGCATCGTTGATGGCGACACCGGATGGGAAGACGGCCGCAACTGGCGATACGAGGCGATCGATACGCCGGAAATGCCAGGGCATGCCGAATGCGAGCGCGAAGAGCGCCTCGCCTATGAAGCGCGCGATCGCCTGCGCGAGTTGATGGCCGGGGGATATCGGATCGAATGGAGCGGCGAGGTCGGCTACTACGATCGCGAGATTGCGACGGTCACGTTGGCCGATGGCCGGGATGCGGGGGAGGTCTTGATCGGCGAAGGGCTCGCACAGCCATGGCCGAATGAAGGAAATCGATGGTGCCTCAATCCATAA